ATTCTAATTGTCCTGTTGTTTTGTACAGCGATCAAGGAATAATCAAAGAGGTACGTACAAAATTAGTTATTGTTGCAGCGGGGGTATGGAGTCCAAGTATTCTTGATTTACCTGTAATCATTAAACAAAAAAAGGGAGTAAGTTTTCGTTTTCGGGGAAAAATAAAATCAGCATTCATTAAACATTGGGCACCTTACAAACAGATTGTAGCTCACCAACAAGGTAGAGATATTTGGATCGGAGACGGTACAGCTATCTTAGAGGCAAATTGGACGAGAGCAAAAACCAGAGAATGTGAAGACAGATGTAAAACAGCTTTAGGATTCAAAAATCCACCAAAGAAAACTAAGGTCGGCTTACGCCCATATTGTCCAACTGGTGACGATCCTTGTTTGTGTGTTGAACTGCATAAGAATATCTGGGTAGCTACCGGTTCTGGAAAACTTGGAACGATTGCTGCCGGATGGTCAGCAAATAAAATAAGGATCGAAACAGAACATGTCTAGTTGTGGTGAATTTGGAAAAGATTTATTAGATTCAAACGATTTAGATCCAATCTATGTAATGCTGTTTGAATCAAATTTGAAAGGGTTCAAGTTGTACCGTTGGTTGCTTGCTTATTGGTGTTTCTACGACTCTGGTACGGCTTGTTGGATAGTAGACTCTCCAAAGTATTGGGAGACCATGAAAAGGGCTGCACAAACAACGTGGGTGCCCCGTGGGGTCGAACGTAGACACTTTCGGGGTGACCTAGCTACTAACTCAATCGACTACTTGACCTCGGTAGGACTAGATAGATTGGTTTCTCCTTTCATTGAAAATGATAGGTTAACTTATCAACAGGTTATGAATACTGTAGTAGGTTGGGTTGGGTTTGGACCTTGGATCGGATTCAAGATCGCAGATATGCTAGAGTGTTTACAAATAGTCAATATCGAATTTTCAGTTGAGAACGTATTCTTATTTAGTTCACCTTTAGAAGGGGCTAGACGACTAGCTGAAGAATTAGACGTTCCTGTGTATAACAATGTAGAGTTGAGTGAGTGGGCAGTTGAAACAATCTCAGAAGAATTGAATCGTTACTATGCTCCCCCTGGATACAAAAGAATGGTGGGGGTCCAAGAAGTGGAAACAGTTTTATGTAAATGGAAATCACATTTGAACGAGAGATATCAAATTGGTGATGACACAAACAAACTGTACAAAAGTCTCAAAAGATTCAAAACGTCTAAGACTGCTCAACATTTGTTGTCTGCTTGTCGAAAAGGGAAGTTGCTAGATCTTTCCCAGACTTAGACAAACTGTAATGGACAACATAACGATTTTTAATTTCTAATCTTTCAGCAACTATTAGATCAAGATCAATCAATGATTCAAATCCAATCTTTTTGGCAACCGACAATCTTTTCTCTTTATCCTGACCCCCAAGATATTCTGTCAACATTGCATAATCAACTTTTGCGTTGGTCGATATCTGTTTTCTTGTTACCTGATAATGGCGAACCATAAACTGTAGGATTCGATGTTGCGGTTTTCTCAATTTCATTTGTTTTTCCAGTGGGTATAATTTGAGAGGTGAGGTATTCTAACAAATACAACTTCCAACCGATACCCTAAAATTGTTCGTAAAAGGAGAGAGTGTAATGATTATCTATGTGGATATGGACGAGGTGATTTGTGATTTTACCGGGGGGGTTTGTGATCTTTATGGTATCAACCGAAAAACTTTGGAAACATTTAGATCCCTAGGAACCTGGAGTATTGTTGAGGCTTTAGATAGTTTGTTTGGGAGAACAGATGATAGATATACGAGAGAAGAAATGATATCTGTTATCAATGATCTAGGAAATGGATTTTGGCGTAATCTGAATCCTCTTCCTGATTGTGATAAGATCCTTTCTTTAATAACTGAGTTAGGGCATGACTGGTTTATTCTGACTAAACCTTTTCCTACTGTTGATTGTTTCCAAGGAAAAATAGAGTGGTACAAAAGAAACATTGATTCAGACTTTACTAGACGATTGATAATCACGGAACATAAATACTTGTTTTCAAAGCCAGGTACGGTGTTGATCGATGATTCAATCTCTAACACTTCTGCGTTTTTAGGAACCCAATCACCAGGTAAAAGTATTTTACTCCCTCACCAAGGAAATCACAGATATGAATTAGCATCAAAATCTTTTGAAATACTGAAACAAGAATTAACTGAAATCGTCAAGGAAAATTAAGATGCACTTAACCTACAGAAATGTCAATCAAGCTTTCAACGGTCTAATCCAAAGGATTGCTGACGGGGATATTCCAACAACAAAAAGTGATTCTAGGAATGGTTCTGTTATACGTGTTAATGGTCCAGTGATCGTTACGTTTGAAAAACCTAGAGAGAGAGTACTGTTTAATCCTATTCGAGACTGTAATCCTTTCTTTCACCTCTTTGAGTCTCTTTGGATGTTGGCAGGTAGTAACGATGTAAGAGCATTAAGCTACTACAATAGTAATATCCAGAATTACAGTGACGATGGAAAAACTTTTCACGGGGCTTATGGCCATCGTTGGAGGACTGGTTTAGGGTTTGACCAGATCTCAGGAATTGTAGATGTTTTACGTGAAAATAAAAATGATCGAAGAGCAGTATTACAAATGTGGGATAGTTCAAACCGTCATTCGATTGAAGAATTTGGTAAGTTAACAGATGAACAACAAGAAGAAAGAAACGAATACGGGTTTAATGATCTGGAAACCGGATACCGAGGAGGAAAAGACATACCTTGTAACCTAAGTGCAGTGTTTGAAATCCTAGACAACAAATTGAACATGACTGTATTCAATAGGAGCAATGACCTAATCTGGGGGATGCTGGGAGCCAATGTATTCCATTTTTCTTTTCTCCAGGAATTTATAGCTGATATGTTGAAAGTTGATTTAGGTGTTTATCACCAGATAACTAACAATCTACATATCTACACAGAAAAAGATAAAGGGTTAGAATACTTAACACCGACTAAAATATATTCAGATCCAAGTAGAGATCTTTATATTTCTGATAAAACAGGAATTTATTTACGCCCAATCTGTGTAAATTCAAGCTATCTAAGTTTTCTTGATGAATGTACAAGGTTTGTAAATACAGATCATTGGAGAATGCACCAAAATTGGGATTCAAAATTTTTACGTGAGGTAGCTGCTCCAATGTGTTTAGCTTATCTCGCTTACAAAAGAAAAGTATTCCCAACAGCTTTTGAGCACTTGTATAAATTACCTGATTGGTGTGATCTGAAATATGTAGGGGTAACCTGGATGGAAAAAAGAAGATTATCCCACGAACGTAAACAAACAGGATATACTGATGAATGAATCTTTTCCGCCAGTAACCACTAAATTGGATTTTGTTCGTAGGTACAATCTAGGTGAATTTGGGAATGCTGGACCTACTTGGGAATCTGTTTCTGTATTTTTAGATGATTTCAAATTTGAATTCCCACCTTCAAAATCTTTATTTCATCTGAGAAACAAAATAATTGGTGGGGATACTCATTACAATCAAACATTTGAATCGATCAGGCTTAGATATTCAGAAGAATCACTAGAGACTTTTTATGTTTCAGAAATGGCTCCGACAAAAGATACACTCATTCAAGGTGAGGTTGCTTTGTCTTCTAAAGGATTGTTGGTTACGTATAGTTCGATTGCTCTACCTATGCGGGATGCTTTAGCAAAACAGTCTAACTATGTTCATGGTATCTTTGCAAGGTGTTTGTTAGATACCTACCTGTGTCCGAATTCACAAGATTGGTTACGTGAATTGTTAGATCGTTATCCAGATCATGTAATTGAATTTTCAACCTATTCGAGTTACTGGGGAACTTTACCAAATTTCAATACAGTATTCTGGGAGGTTAGAATGTACTAGATACAGATACCATTTTTACACGTTACCATTTTCAATGTTACCAAAGAGGTAGTTATGATTTATGAATTAGTTGAAGCTGATACACCAGAAGAAGCAATAGAAAATAGTTCGTATTCAATCGGACAAAATGTAGTGATTTCCAGAATCATGGTTAGTAGTGCAGGACCAAAATTGTACTCGATCATTCCAGTTATCGCTTTACTACCTAACCCTGATCTATGTCCTGTACAAAGAAAGAATTAAGATGAATCATTTAGAATACCAATTTTTGGTTCAACGTACTGAATGTAACCAAGTAGATTCATTATCGAGAATAACAGATGTTGATTTTCCATTCAGAGGGGTAAGGTTGTTACATGCTTGTATTGGGATGCAGGGTGATTTATTTGAATTACAAAGTGCTACTTCTGTTACAAATAAAAAAGAGGAATTAGGTGATATGTTTTGGTATGTTGCTGAAGCAATGAATGCAATGAATTTTCGAGGGTCGATACTTAGGACGTATCAACCAGGAGACCCGAGCTTTAGATTGATTAAAGAGATTTCTTTATTCTCTTCTCTCATTGAAAAAAGATATTATTATGGGCACGATAAAGAATTTACTGATAAGGAAATTGTAGGTTCTTTAATCAGAATCTACCATAGTCTCGGTGATCTTTGTAATCTAAATGGTTTTTCTGTCAGTGATGTATTAACGTGCAACATTGATAAGTTGAAAATTAGATACCCTCACAAATTCACACAAGAAGACGAATCAAATAGAGATCGACAATCTGAAGCTGATGCAATGAATGAAGATTGATATTACCAACGTTGAAGTGTGTAACCTTACAAAGCAACATTCTTGAAAGACTGTTAGATTATTGATGAGAGTTAAGACAACTGTAAACGAGCCTGAATTTTTAAGGCCTTACTTGATTCACGGTATAGATTTAACCTACAGTGAAAGATCAAAAGATGCAACAGGAGAATGTCCATTTTGTAATCGAGAAAGAAAATTCTCTATTCAAATATCAACTGGAAAGTACCGTTGTTTTGTTTGTACCGAAACAGGAAATGCTTCTCAATTTGTAAAACTCCTTTACAGTGAGAGTTTACAAGAAACAACTGATCGTGATTATAAATCTCTTGCACGTCAAAGAGGTTACAGATCTCATTTGACGTTAAAAAAATGGGCACCTGCTAAATCAATGATCACTGGAAATTGGTTAATCCCTGGATACAATGTTCAAGGTGAATTGAAAACTCTATATTTGTGGGGGGATAAATTATTCCCTACTCCAGGGATCGGACATTATTTGCAAGGTTTGCAAATGATTAACGAAAATGATACCATTTTTATCACTGAAGGATTTTGGGACGGTGTAGCTTTAGATGAAGTAGTTGAAGGTTCCATAATCTCTCTTCCTGGGTGTAGTGTATTTTTTGACGATTGGTTGACCTTGTTTGCTAATCGTGATATTGCCATCTTGTTCGACAATGATCATCCGAAAAGAGTAAAAGGGACTAAGAAAACAAAACCTTCAGCCGGATATGAAAACACAAAAACAATTTCAGCTACTCTCGGTGATTCTCCTAAATCTATCAGCTATTTGATGTGGGGTCCAGAAGGTTATGACAAGACTCTTCCACACAAGATGGATTTGCGGGATTATTTAGGGGGACTACACTTACCTAGCGGTTCTTCTCTAAGGACGTCTCACAATCGATCTAAGGCGATTTCACGTATTCTAGGACGGATTACGCCCGTACCCCAAGAATGGACGTTAGACCGGGTTAGGGGGCTTCGTAGCAATGGTACGGATATCCCAATCGTTCATTGCGATAATTGGAAAGATCTGATAGAAGTTTGGGGGTTTGCTTTAGAATGGACTGACGGACTTGAACAAGCGTTGTGTGTTATGCTTGCCTGTTGTGTTAGCACACAAACAGTAGATGATCAATTGTGGATAAAAATCATATCCCCTCCTTCATCAGGAAAGAGTACATTATGTGAAGCTCTGTCTGTCTCTTCAAAATACGTTTTAGCTAGATCAGTGATTACTGGATTCCATAGTGGTTCGGGTAGTAACGATGAAGATAGATCATTGATAGCACAAGCTGGTGGTAAAACGTTAATCACTAAAGACGCTGACACACTAATGAAATCCCCTCACTGTTCTCAGATATTTTCTGAAGCAAGAGATATTTACGATACGGTATCACGTACTCAATATAGAACAGGCAAAGCCCACAACTATACTGGGAAACGTATGACTTGGATAATTGCAGGAACTAAAACAATTAGGGAAATTGATAGTTCAGAACTAGGTGAGAGATTTTTAGATTGTGTGATCATGGAAGATATCGACGATACTATTGAACGTAAAATAGGAAAAACAAAAGCATCAGGAGTGATTGGAAACATACACAGAAAACCTAAAGACGGGGACATGAATTCAAATTACAGTCCTGAAATGGTCTTAGCTATGGGGACTACTGCTGGGTATTTAGAATACTTACGTGATAACTCAGATCAACTATATACAACCTTACAAAAAAACTTACAACGTCGTCCAAGAGAAACAAAAAGACTAGAATCTAAACTGATTGATTTTGCTACGTTTGTTTCATACCTTAGAGCTAGACCTAGTATGGGACCAAAGGATAAGGGTGGGGGTGATCGAGAGATGAATCCAAGACTAACTGGGCAAATAACAAAACTGGCTCTGTCTGTTGCTCTTGTATTGAATCAATCAAAATTAACCCAAGAGGTGATGCAACGTACAAGTAAAGTAGCTTCAGATACGGCCAAAGGGATTACGTTGGATCTAGTGAGAACTCTGTACCGATCTGATGTTGAGGTGGGATTGTCTGAAAAAGAATTAGCCAAACGATCTAACCATTCAATAAATGAGGTTGAAATGTTGATATCTTTCTTGGTTGGAATGAAAGCAGTTCAATCAAAAACTATACTACGTGGGAGGATTCAGGTTAAATACTACACTCTTTCAGATTCTCTACACAACCTCTATCAATCCGTGGAAGAATACGAAACCTGATACCATTTAGTTAACTTACAGAAAGGAACGATTACTGTGACAAATAAGAAAAGTACAACTTCTAGCCCTAAGTCAAAAACACGTAAAACACATACGGGGGCAAGTATTCCCAAGATCCCTGAAGCAAGTGAGATAACCTTGTCTGATGTTGCTTTAGCCGAGAATCTACGTATGGTAGAATTAGAAAAGGAAAGACTTCGAGCCAAGAGGAAAGTAGATGCTGACAGGCAAAACGATAAAATTGAAGTAGATCACTATGTGGTGGTTGTATTTCAAACCTATTCTCAGAAGCTAGAATTCACTGAACAACTCGAAGGTATTGCAAATGCTTACGGTGACTATTACGATGGAGAAGGATTTGCGGAAAAGGTTGGATTGTCTGTTACCCCTTGTGAGTTACCATCTCACAAACTAGGATTTAGTCAGAAGTTGGCTGATATGGTTGATAGGGAGGTGATTAACGATGTAGATGTTCAACTTTAACTGAAATCAATTTACTGTGTTTGTTTCTCGATTAACATGAGGTGTTATTGTGGCAAAGAAGAAAGCTGCTAAGAAAGCAAAGAAGAAAACAAGAAAGAAAGCTGCTAAGAAAGCAAAAAGAAAAGCAAAGAAGAAAGGCGGTAAATCTTCTGGAAAAGGTTCTGGTTGATCTAACTCTTTTACACGGGGTATACAGTTTAACCGCTGTATACCCTTTTATTTTCCACTACCAGGAATTGATGAATGAAACACGTTCCAAAACCTCTAACTGATGAGAATGGATTATTCTCTGGTACTGTTGCGTCTAAGAAAACTTGCGAGTCTCTCTGTGAGTATTTAGGTGGCGTAACTCTTCTAGCCTTTTCTGGAGGTAAAGATTCTTTAGCCTGTTGGCTATATCTTCTTGATTGTGGGTTTGACACAATAAGACCTTTTCATTGTTCTGCAATCCCAGGTATTCAATATGTTGATAAAGGGTTGACGTATTATGAACAATGGTTTGAAACCTCAATACACAGATATCTGCAAGGGGAAAATCAATACAATCTTGCTAATCGAATCTATCAACCCTTTCAAGATCTTGAATTACTGGACGCTCTTGATTTTTGGGACTACACGATTGACAATGTTGCTGACCTACATGGTGAAGCATTGGGGATGGCTGAGGATACTGTGTGGTTGGCTAAGGGAATTTGTATGTTTGACAATGTCAATCGTATTACTCAAATGAATCGCTGTCTCGGTCAAGAAGACGACAAACAAATCTTTTACCCAATCTGGGACTGGAAACCCACACAAGTAACTGAATACATATCTAGGTTTGATATCTCATTGAGTTTGGATTACCTGTTGGACAAGACAAGTTTAGAAGGGTTGCCTCTGGTAGGCACACTCTTGAAAATGAAAGAACTTTTCCCCCAGGATTATGAACGGGTAAAATTATTCTTTCCTCTGATTGAAGCTAAGTTAGCTCGTCATCAATTTAGACTCCTTCATGCTGCTAAAAGATCTGGGGATCCTATGTTGAACAAAAAGAAATTAGGGAGACCTGGAGGATGAACAAAGTTAGGTTACAGATTCAATTAGTTACTCCTGATACTAATCTGAAAATAGTGTTGGCTGAACGAGAGTTTTTAGATTCCCTGAAAAGTTTGAAAATTATCTCTACATGGATAACTGAGGTGACAAGTGATACACTTAGAACAACTGGGGATTACTTTACTGTGGTACAAGATTATGAATCCGATTTTGTAGATAATTTTGATCCTCTGGGTACCGTGTATAATGAACGTTGCGGGTATTAGTGTTTATCTTGAATTGTCTTTGAGATAGATATTGAATGTTTTGGTTAGTTTTTACTGAGGAAATTACTGTGTTATACAGAATCATTAGAAAACACAACGAATTGTACTTTGAATGCAGGGATAAAACCCTGGGTTCTCAGAAGCCTAGACACGTGAAAGGAAGCAACAAAGTAGCCCCTCTGTTTCTCCTAGAAATGCTGGTTGGACGTGGTCACCTAGTATACAAAATATTCTATGAAGGGGTAGCTCTGACCCAACGTGATTGGGAGAAAACTTTGGAAGAGGAAGATTTCTCTGAAGATCTGTTAGATATTCAAATCACAAGTCATTTGAACGTGATCACTCTTTGCGGGTTTGCAACCAACGTACTGCTGTACCCTAGAAGTACAAAACCTGCACACACAAAGAAGTCTCAATACAGTAAACCTACATCAAAGAAAAAGGTTCAGTCTAGTTGGTTATACCAGAACGGTGAAGAATCAGTAGAAGGTAAGGTAGTGGGTGCTTTACAAACTGCTGATTGTTGATTCGTTTCTTGGTGTTGTAGACCAGTCCTGGTGGCTGAGAGTAAAGGTTCAATTCCTTTCCTGGTCTTTACATAAAGTAAGCATACCCTTCGGCTATACAAGGGCACTAACGTAGACGGAAGATAAAAAATGGTATCTCTGGTATATCAGTGCTAGTTCCATCATTTCAGAAGACGTTAGATGACTGATAGTAAGCAAGTGGCGGAATAGGTAAACGCAAAGTTCTCCGGGTTAACTACACGATTATCTTGGCAACAAGATTGTGAAGTGTAGGGGATTCTTTCCTTCGGGGCTTAAAGCTGTAGAGTGCAAATCTCTACCTTGCTTAATGAACAGGTGAAGAGGCTGGCAATTGGCATTAGACGCTTAAGCGGTGTGTCGTCACCTCTTCTGGCATGTGCTCAAAGGTACTGTAGGTTCGAGTCCTGCCCTGTTCATGTTATCTCAGGAAGTACCTGAGAAACTTACTTGTAACTGAGGAAAAGAAAATGTCTAAACGTTTCAATTGGCTCTGTTTTGGTATTGCTGCACTGTTTGTAGTTGTGATGACTACAGGGTATGTTCAAGCAGAGTGTACAAATTGTACGAAGGTTCAATCCGTGATCACTGAGACAACTGTTCAAGTTGACCCTACTCTCTCGGTAGTGTCTTACGGTAGCCAAGGTGGTTACGTGGCCCCTAGCAACGGTTCTAGTGGGGGTTCCTATACTTCGGGGGTAATTTACTCGACTCCTCGAAACGCTCGTTACGATCGACGTAGGGACCGCATTGAACGACGTCGTGATCGTTGGAATACCAGACGTAGCACTCGTTGGGGTCTTATTGGTGGTGGCTGTCGAGGTTAACACAAACCACACAAGTAACCCGTACTACTGCGGATAACAGCATAAGGGTGAAATGCCCTTTCTTTTAGTCAAGGAGTGTATCTCAGAGAAACTAGAATGTTCACAATTATTTTTTGTTTGATACTTTCTGTTTTTGTTTTGGAATATCTAACAAATGACTGACCCACACTAACCCAACCTGAACCCCCTTTACCAAACAAAACAATTATGAGCGATTGGATAACAGATAGAAAAGCGACAAAGGATGATGGCGATTACAACAATCAAGTCTGGGTTACCCGAAGCAAGGAAATCTTTTCTGTTCATTGGACTCAAACTCGATCTGATCCTTGGATGCCAAAAGAAGAAAAACCAACAATCTACGTTCCACCAGAACTACGAAGACTGTGGGTAAAGTTTTTAGGTGATACAAATAAAGTGTCTGAGGTTCTCCATGAAAACCCAAACAATCCTGAATACTGTGAGATGCAGGAAATACCTAACATAGAAATTGATCCAACACTACAGAGAGAACATCCACATTTACAATCAGTACAAGGTACAGAATACCACATTCTCCCCCAACCCTCTCAAACTCTAACTGTCATTGTAGGTAAGGGGACTGACACCTATCAACATGCTTTACGTGAAGCAACAATCATTGCTGAAAGAGGTGCTGATTATCACCTTCATCGAGACGGTGGTCATCCTCTAGGTAATGCACCTGGAACAACATACTCAGGGACAGGATATTCTTGGGATTTCAATCGTCCCAATCACTGTTGGTATGGTGAACTTCCTGAATCACAACTTGTGGCTAGAGCTAGAGTACGTGGTGTCAATGATGCCTGGTTTTGGTCAGCCCATTACAAATAGGAAAAACGATGAGATACTTACTACTAGCCTTCTGGTTACTTTTAACTCCTTCTGTAGTAGACGCTCAATGGCTTCGACGTAACGGAAGAGGGTACACCAAAAACAGTAACGGTCGATATTGCAACAACCTTAACTGTGCAATGTGTAACCGTTTATTTGGTTCAATGTATTCACAGCCTCCACAAAGGAGAATACCTAATGTACGATTTCCTCAGTCAAATCCTAACAGATCTTTTCATGTTGTCCCTAATATGTCTAGTCCTGTACTTAATCATCGAGTTCCCTTACCACAACTAGCCCAACCTCAAAAGGTTTACTCAAATGACATCACTAATCCTGAAGATCGTACTAGACGCTCTGTCATGGGCAACCATATTCGGTCTAATTTGGTGGTTGATAATTCAGTACCCGTACAACAAATAATCCCAGACAACGTTTTGAATCAATTAGATCCTTCCCCTCAGAAGGCTGTTGATACGATGTTAAGAATACTGAATCCTACTTCTAAGGATTATCTGTATGATCTAGGATGTGGTGACGGTAGGATACTAATCACTGCTGCATCTAAGTACGGCTGTCGTGGAATAGGAATTGAGATTAACCCAATCACTGCTGATAAAGCTAGAGCAAGAGTTAAAGCTGAAAGCCCTAAGAAGGTATTTGTGATTACTGGGGACATTAAGTATCAGGATCTTTCAAGAGCTACAATGGTAACAATGTTCCTGTACCCACAAGTGATGGCTGAGGTGATACCTAAACTGAAAAAGTTGAAAGTAGGTACAAAGATTCTGTCTTACAACCATAGGATTCCTGAGGTTGATCAAACCAAGTATAATGAAGATGGAAACACTTACTACCTGTGGGAAATCAAATGAATCATCAAGTTCTGCAACATTCTATCTCGTCTGGGAAGACAATTGTAATTGATCAAAGAAAATTCGATTCAACCTCAGAAGGTTACTTAGATGAAATAGACCTCTGGTTTTGTCAATTGAAAATAGGGTACAGAAAATTATTAGGTTATCAATGGGAACTGGTAACTGAGGATTCACGTTTGTTTGTTACTGAGTTACACGGAAGGAATAGAAAATGGAAGAGGAACAACAAGAGTTAGTATGTACTGAGTGTTTTTGTACTACTGATAAAGGGTACCACTACCCTCTGGCATTTCACAACTTACGTAGACCTGTTAACCTTTGGTTTTGTGATCAATGCTACGAAAATACAATTAGAAAAGAAACCAGAATGATTGGAGTAAGTCAACCCATCAATATGTTGACTGCCTCTAAATGATTCACAACCTTATCCTATTGGTAGTGGGATCTGGGGTAAGCTTGAGATTGCTGCAAGCTGTAGATAAACGTTGAGATCATCACAACTACCCCTGTTTTATATTTTGGAGAAACGATGAAACTAAACAGATACAAGTTAACTAAATGGAGAAGACTTCTGTTAGTCAGAGATTCAATTCTCATTGTTAGAGGGGATAAATCAATCAGATCCCCTTACTGTCCTATGTGTAGTATTCCTCACCCTTCTTGGCGAATACAGGCACACCACATATTTCCCAAGAGTAAGTTTCCTGAACTTGCTTATGACTTAAAAAATGGAATCTGTTTATGTATGAACTGTCACATGCACATCGTACACAGTGGTAACTCTTTTCGAGACATACAACAGTTAGAGCATTGGAGGTTCTTTATTCCCACATTTACTGACTACAATGCTGAATGTAAAAACAAAACCTTCAATCAAGATAATCAGGATAGGATAACAGGATGAGTAGTTCCCTAATCAAACCAAAGAAAAGAGGTATCACCAAAAATAAGCTGAATGACAAACAGTGGTTGTTCGTTCATGCTTACCTAGCCCAAAATGAAATGAACGCCTCTAAGGCCGCTGAGTGTGCTGGTTACGCTAAGAACATGGGACCAAAGCTATTAGCTCACCCAAACATAAGTAAGGCCATAGGACACGCTCTATACAAGAGGGCACAAAAGTTTGAACTAACTGCTGAAAGAGTCTTAGAAGAGATAACAGCCCTCGCTCTTCAAAATCCAAAAAACCTTCTCGATCCCGAAACAGGAATGATGCTAGATATTGTTGATCTTCCTGATAACGTAGCAGCATCAATTAGAAACATTTCAGTAACTACTGATACACACGGAAACACAACAACACACATAGATTTTTGGGATAAGTTTTCAGCACTACAACTTTTGTATCGTCATGTTGGATTAGACGTAGACGCAAATCCTGAAAGTAAAGAAGAGGAAGCTAGATTAGCTGCAAGTAAGTTGTTGCAGGTTTTAATGGAAAAAGCACAGGATGTACAAGCAAAAATTCTCGACACAAAAACAATCGAATCCCTAGCCTAGAGAACTGAATATGATTCCTTTGATTAAAAAATCTTCACACAGGTCAACATATAACTTAGAGGATGGAGAATCAGTCTATTATAGATTGAATCAAGAAACCAGTAAAGTGGAAGTGTTTATCTCCATCTCTGATGGATCAATTACTGAGGGGTATATTTGGTCAGTAGTTAGAGTCTCAAAATACAACTTTATAAAATTACTGTTACTCCAATTAACAGTTAAAAAAGAGTTACGTGTTTTGAGAAAGATGAAACAAGATATTTTAGATCTTACTGAATTAGAGGATAAAGAAATTTAATGAGTGATCTGGATAAACTACGACAAAACATGTATTCAATCCAAGCAACCCTGAACAAGTGTATCTCAAATCTTCTCATTTATCCAGATGAATCAAGTACAGTTTACGTTGATTTAGAGACTAAAACTTTTCTGATTCATCTGAAAAAAGAAATATCAAAGTTAGTAGTTTTTCATCTCAGAGTTAGATGTTCTTTGGTTCAATTAACTGAAGGATCAGATCAAGACTACCATATTAACTTAACTGGTATGCTGGATGAATTAAGAGCGTGTAAAAAACCTGCAAAGATTATAAAACTAAAAGTGAAAAATTATGGATGAGTTATCACTGTTGAAAGATCCGATGAAATTTGTATCCTTTTGTTGGCCTCAAATACTTCTGTATGATAAACAAGTTGATATTCTGTACTCACTTAGAGACAATGATGAGACAGTAGTGTATGCTGGAAACAAATTAGGTAAGGACTTTATTGCCGCTCTTGCAGTTATATGGTTCTTTGCTAGTCGAACTCCGTGTAGGATTATCACTTCAAGTGCAGGTCAATCACAATTGAGATCAGTTCTTTGGGGAGAAATGTCTAACTTTTTAATGACTTCACTGTACCCTTTTCCATTCACTGTTAATGACTTACTGTTAAGAAAAGAAACCTCTCCAGGTATCCTTGATCCTAAATCCTACGTAAGGGGAATAGTTACAAACGCTCCTGAGAACTTGCAAGGTCATCACTTAGCTGAAGGACCAAACGAAGAACCTAGAACTTTAGCCCTGTTTGATGAAGCGAGTGGGATCAATGATGAATTCAACGATGCAGTAGAAACTTGGGCACATAGAAAACTAATCATTGGAAACCCTCTGCCTTGTAGTAACTTCTTTTTTCGATCTTCAAAAGACGGGGACATAAAAAAGGAAATAGGTAACGGGTTACATACTAAAGTGATCCAGATAAAAGGTTCTGATTCCCCTAACGTTAGATTCGCTGAATCACAAATAGGTAAAGGGAAGAAACCTACAGGGAAAAATATAATTGATGGAGTGCTGACTTACAACGAGTATATGAAACGTAGAAAGTTGTGGGATCCTGTAAGGCAATGTATTGGGTTAGACGCAGAGTTCTATACTGGAGTCGAGGTCTTATTGTTTCCTCCAGACTGGTTAAACAAAGGGGAGGAAGCACATAGAGAGATAATCAGAGCTTTACTGAAAATCAAAAGAAAGAATAAAAAGTTTGTTAGGAAAGGAAAAGCTTTAGGTATCGATACCGCTGAAGGAGGGGACAATACTGTTTGGACTGTAGTAGATACAAAAGGGATCATTGCTCAATACACCGAATCAACAACAGACACTTCAGTGATTCCCAATAAGACTATTGCACTTATGAATCAACACGGTATCTCACATTTGAATACTGTATTTGATAGTGGGGGAGGAGGTAAGCAACATGCAGACATTCTTAGACGACAAGGGTATGAAGTAAGAAACGTATCCTTTGCATCGTCTCCGACCCCTCCTGAGGATGAAGGTGACTTTTCTAGTGCCTATGTGAACCTACGTGCTGAAATGTACCACAAAGCCTCTTTGTTATTCAACCCTTCAAGAGAGGAACAAGGGGATACTGTATTCGGAATATCCCCCAATCTTAGAGAGTTAAGAAGGCAATTAGCTGTTATGCCTTTGTTATACGATCAAGAAGGTAGAATATACTTACCGCCTAAGTCAAAGCCCTCAGACAATTACAAAGGTGAAACAATCCAAGGAATGATTGGTTGTTCTCCTGATGAAGCTGATAGTTTTGTATTAGGTGTTTACGGATTACAACATCCAATCACTGAATTCATTGCAACAGCGAGTTAAAAATGCCACTACCAAAAAAGATCGAATCACTTGACCTGTATCGAATTAAAACCACGTTAACACTTAAACCTGGTGATAAGGTAATCACTGTAACCAAAATAGGGGGATGTAGGTTAAAGACCAGAGTAGAATTTGTTTGCATCTTACCTGATCAAATTCTATACAAGACAACATGCGGATCGTTTTTCAAACCTAGTGAACTAAGAAAACTAATCAAAAGGACTACAACAGATGACAAATAAACCTACCATGCGTGATACACCTCCAGTATCCGATCCTGTAGAAGCTTCACAATCTCAAGACAACGTAACTGCAAATCAACAAATAGAATTACTTGAATCGATGACAGCTAATATGCTGTTTCGTAATTCAATGTTTGAAAAACTCCTTGATCCTCGAAGGGATATTGCAGGAGAATGTGGTTACATACATACAGATCAATTGACTGCGGAAAAATACCGTGACTATTATGATCGAGATCCTATAGCAGCTAGAGTAGTTGAGATATTCCCAGAAGAATGTTGGGGGTTAGTCCCAACAATTGAAGAGACTCCAGAAGAGAGTAAATCGGAATTTGAAAAAGCTTGGGAAACTTTATCTACTAACCTGAGAGGTAAATCCTGGTTCAAAGGTAACGAAGGTAACCCTATTTGGGAACATCTACAGTTAGCTGACAAGTTATCAGGAGTAGGTCATTTTGGGGTTCTTCTGTTAGGTGTTGATGACGGTAAACCTCTGAATGAACCTATAGACGGATTTGAAAACGTTGACCCAGAACAAGAATACTTGAACTCAGGACAGTCAAGAGTAACCGATATTGTATCCTCACCTGGACCAACACAAGAAGTACCTAAACAGACCAGGACACTTATCTACCTACGTGCATTCGATGAATCATCAATTGAAATCGAAAGATTCGATACAGATATGAATTCACCTAGGTATGGGGCACCTCTGTCTTACTCGATCACTATGAATGACATTCAAACGAGTAGTGCAGTAGGTACAGGAGCCGACGTAACAACCTCTACTGTTCATTGGTCACGTATTATACATATTGCTGATAACATTCGATCCTCTGAGATATTTGGTACGCCTAGAATGCAAGTTGTAGTCAATCGGTTGATGGATCTTTACAAAGCTTACGGGGGAGGTGCTGAGGGGTTGTGGCAAGCCGCCTCACCAATTCTAACGTTCTCTACCGAGAAAGGGGTCAAGATAGACCAAGACTCGGTACGTAACGCTGTAGGTAATTTACACAACTCTCTACAAAAGTATCTATCATTATCTGGAATGAACATAGATACCTTGGCCCCAAATGTAAGTGATCCTACATCGCTGGTTAATACTCTGATCGAAGCTATCTGTATATTCTTAGGTTGCCCTAAACGAATCTTCATGGGAACCGAAAGAGGTGAACTTTCTTCAGCACAAGATAAGTCAGCTTGGGATGAACGGTTAATAGCTAGAAGAAACAAACAGATAACCCCAAAAATAATTATCCCGTTTATCGACAGATTGATTCAAATAGGTGTACTCCCAGAACCAGGTGATAAAGGGTACCAAGTAACCTGGCCTGACTTAGATGATCGATCTAAACAAGAAAAGGTCAATTATGCTAATTCAATTACTGATGCTATGGTCAAGTACATATCAGGAGGGTTACAAGACTTCATCAATCCTTTAGATTGGCTTACTAAAATTCTAGGTATGGATTTAGATACAGCAAAAGATATTTTAGCCTCAGTATCTTTAGATTTTGAGAAAGAAGACGGAACAGCTAAACCAACAAACAAGATTCCTGACAACTCAGAAAAGAAGTCAACAAAGTCAAAAGGAAAATCTAATGTATGATCCGACCAGGACAACCACACTCAGAAGAGCTTTTGTAAGGGACTTGACTAAACCCTTCAAAATTTTAGAAAAAGAGTTAATTGAAATACTGACTGAAAAAGAAGTTGATTATTATTCAGACCATGAAGTCCAGGTAAATGTAGTATTCTCAGATAAAGTACGTCGAGTTCAATCTTGGTTAAAGAAACAGTTAACCCAAGGTAAGCTTGATATCCCTAAGTCAGTAGAGAAAGCATACCTGAGCGGGGTTTCAAAAGCTTACGATCAGACAAAGAGAAAAGGGATTAAGAAACAGAAAGATTTTGTCATCAGTAAGAAAGAATTTATCCAATCTCAATTTGGAAATACTGACTTAAACACTTTAGCGATCTTACAAGAACAAGTATTCTCAGACCTAGAGGGAATCACTAAAGCAACTGAAACTCAAATACTTAGGGTAATGACTGAGGGACTGATAAAAGGTCAATCACCAAACAAGATAGGAAAAAACATATCAGACAGAGTCAAAAAGATCGGAATTACAAGAGCAAAGACTTTAGCCAGAACTTCAATTATAACAGCACATGCTGAAGGTGCATTAGATGCAATGGAGAACCTGGGAGTAGAATTCATCGGGGTAGAGGTTGAATGGTCTACTGCTAATGACTCACATGTTTGCCCTCTCTGTAAACCCTTAGAAGGATTAGTATTTCCACTCCAGGAAGCTAGGGGTAAATTTCCTAGACATCCTAACTGTAGGTGTAGCCCTATTCCTGCATTTACTGCGGTCAATAGAAAGAAGCTGAAAGCATCAATCAAACGATCAATCTCTAAATCCTCTAAATCAGACACTTGGAACTAGAATGACTAAAGTAGAATTGACAGCAACAGAAAAAGATGTGTACGCTATTTTAGAAGATGGTAAGTGGCATTTTAGAACAGAGATTCAAGCTTCTCAACCTTTTAACAGTTGGCATACCGTTCTGTGCCACATAAAGAATATCCGAAAGAAGATCGCCCCTTCTGGATACTCAATAGATGCTGAAAGGTTGGGGGTGTACAAGTCACGCTACCGGGTAACCCGTAATATCGGGAATCCTTTGGAATAGCGTTAGAACGGCCTAGAACGACTTGTAACGGACGTTTCTAGGTGGTTAGGCTTCATTTACCCGTGAACCCCAAATACTCCTTAGAAACGATCCTAGGCCGTCTATGTCTAAACTACAACTTTTGATCGCCAACTCCCAAGGTAAGGTGAAAACCGAAACCTTGAATGGTAAGGAGTATCTGGTTGCTCCTGTCTCTATGATTGTGCCTGGTGTGTTACCTGGAAGTGAAGGTAACGCTCTGTACACAAAAAGTAGAATCAACGAACGAGTCAATCGTTGGAATCAAATGCCTCTGGTAGTTAATCACCCTAAAAATTCTTCTGGTGAGTATATCTCTGCCCGTGACCCTAAGATTTTGAACAATCAAGGAATTGGGTTTGTATTCAATGTTAAAGGTGGAAAGACCCTCAGTGGTGAAGCCTGGTTTGATGTTGAAAAATCTAATGAGGTTGACCCTAGAATCATTGAAAAACTTGAAGCCAATGAAAACATAGAACTGTCTACTGGAAGTTTTGTAAAAGCTTCTAAAAGATCTGGAAAATACAAAGGTAAAAAATACACTCACGTAGTCAATAGTTTTGATCCAGATCATTTGGCTATTCTATTAGACGATGAGGGAGCTTGTAGTCTTGAAGATGGCTGTGGTGTTCTGGTCAATGAAAATGGCGAAACCAAAGAACTCACTGTTAACAAGATTTCTCATAACGATATCAGAGTTCGATTAGCTGATGCAATCAAAAAATTCCTTACCAAAGGTCAACCTGATACATATCCAAATATAGATCTTTGGGTACGTGAGGTGTTTGACAAATCTGTCGTGTATGAAAAAAACGGAGTAGCTTACGAACTGAGTTACACTAAGAAAGGCGACAAGGTTAAAGTCTCTGGTGAACCTGTTGAGGTTGTATCAAAGATATCTTACGAACCTGTAGTGAATACAAACAATTCTACTTGTGTTGGATCCAGACTAAACATAAACTCTATTCTCCATTCATCTAATCACAGAGGTATTTGTCCATGTCGTTCACGCACACAGTAAGACAGAACACAAGCTACACAGATAGCAATGGAAATGTTTCTCGTGCTTCCACGAATACCCAAGTTGCAGGAAGCGAGTTATCAATCAGTGAATCAATTACTGACAGCCTTAGTCAACTTGTTGCGTTTACTCTGGATGTAAGTCAATGCAAATCATTTGCTATCTGGAGTGTTGGAGGGAACATGACTGTAGGTACTAATGATACAATCACTCCAGATAATGTGTTTGATTTGGTTGATGGGAAACCAATTATTTGGAGTGCTGGAATGGTAGATAGCCCTACAAATCCCGTAACTACAGATATTATAGCTTTGTACGTTACGAATACTGGAGAAGCTCGATTAGAAATTAGAGCACTCTTTGACCCGACTGCGTGAATTGTTTGTGTTGAACAATTTCTATTTTTACTTGTGAGGAGATTACTGTGGAAGAACTAACTGAAGACCAACGAGAGACCCTTGTGGATCATCTTGTGGGTAACTGCGATTGTGAGACTGAACCAATGTTTGGTGAAAATGATTTCGATACTCTGGAAAAGATGGATGACGTAATGTTGGTCAATCTAGCAGGAGAAGAGTTTTCAGAAACCCTCGGAGTCAATATGGAATACAAAGACAAAAAAGGAATGAAGGGTAAAAAGAAACTGAAAGGGATGAAGAGTAAAAAGAAAGAAACAGAAAAAGACGAAGAAGGTGATCTGAAAGAATACTCTACCAGTCACTTAAAGAAAGAATTGGACAAACGGACAAAGAAAGTTACAGCTAATCAAGAAACAGAACTTGATAATGAAGAATGGCTAGCTTCTGCACCGGAAGAGATTCGATCGGTAGTTGTAAATGCAATTCAAAGGGAAAATGCACAACGTGATCAAATGGTTGCAAAGATCACTGACAACGACAAAAACATCTTTACTGAAGATCAACTTCAAAAAATGACAATCAATCAATTGACTGGCATTACCTCTCTTTGTGAAGAGTCTGAAAAAGTTCAAGAATCACAAGACTTGTCAAGAACCTTCCCGAACTACCAAGGTCGATCAGGGGTTCGTGTGACAGGAAACAAGAAAGAGACTGCTTTGGTTAGTGAAGATTTGGATTATTCCACGATTAACACTAAC